TAATTTTAGGCTTCACAGGGCCGATTGAATCCCTGACTCCTGATATGGGGAAGTCTGCAGAACTGGCTTTCAAGGAAGTATCCGATTCAGGACAATTGTTGGGAGGACAAAAGGTTAGTGTTGTCCGCGGTGATTCAACATGTATTGACGCAGCTGCAGCAAGTGCGGCAGCAGAAAGATTGATAACATCTGATAAAGTTGTTGGTATCATGGGAGCAGATTGCTCTGGAGTTACAACAGCAATTGCGAATAATGTTGCAGTTCCAAACGGAGTTACGATGATCTCACCTTCGGCTACTACGCCAGCCTTGAGTACAATTGCCGATAATGGCTATTTCTTCCGTACCGCACCTTCTGATGCGAGACAAGGTCAGGTACTGGCAGAAATCACCATTGAGCGTGGCATCAACAACGTTGCTGTCACTTTCATTAACAATGATTATGGAGTTGGTTATGCACATACCGCATTGTCATCTAGTAATTATGCAGAACTTAGAGGTTCCTTTAAGGTAGCATGTTTAACATCAACTGGATCTGGTAATGCTTATATACAACAAGTTCAAGTATCAGGAGACACATAATGAAACTCATTAGAGAAGAAATCGAAACCGTCGAATTCGTAACTGAAGAAAAGAATGGAAAGAAGTCTCTCTATATTGAGGGAGTTTTTCTCCAAGGAAACATAAAAAACCGTAATGGTAGAATGTATCCTATGGAAACTCTTGCAAAAGAGGTTCAGAGATACAATGAATCTAATGTTGTAACTGGTAGAGCACTTGGTGAATTGGGTCATCCTGATGGTCCAACTGTTAACCTTGATAGGGTTTCGCATAAAATAACATCATTAAGAGAGTCTGGTTCTAACTTTATAGGTAAAGCAAAGATTCTTGACACACCAATGGGTCAAATTGCAAAGTCTCTTATAGGAGAAGGTGTTAAACTTGGCGTATCTTCTCGTGGTATTGGTTCATTAAAACCAACCAAAGAGGGATTTAATGTTGTTGGTGATGACTTTATGTTGGCAACTGCTGCTGATATAGTCGCAGATCCTTCTGCTCCCGATGCATTTGTTGAGGGAATTATGGAAGGAAAAGAGTGGGTCTGGGAAGGTACTACCCTTCGAGAAAGACTTGCTGAAAAAACAAAAAACAAAATTGAGCTTTTAGCAGAGCAAAAACAGCTCGAAGAGCATAAAATAGGTTTATTTAATGAGTTTATTAACTCATTGTAAACTTTAACATTATAAATAAATATAGATTTTAACTTTTACAGAAAGTCGGAGATTACTACAAATGTCTAGTGGCAACGAATTACAAGAAATGGAAGTAGGCACGAAGCAATCCAAGACTGCCGTTAATGCTAATGCAGCACCAGCGCAGGCTATGGAGAAACTTCCTGCTAATACCACACCTGGTCAAGCATCAGTCGAAGACCTCGGTGGACCTACACCTGATAACTATAAACCAGATAACGATTCAGCAAAACTGAAAGATGCTGCTGGTCCTCTTAAGCAAGTAAGAGATGTAGTTACTAAAAATGCTGAGGCTGGCGATAAAGCTATGCCAACATTAGACAAAAAGAATGCTTTGCCTGAAGAAGAGCAAGTATCCGATGAGTCTGTAATCGAAGAAGAAGAAACTACTACTGATGAAGTAGAAGTGGTTGCAGAAGAAGAGACTACTGAAGAAGAAGTAGTTGCTGAAGCACCAGAATTCACAGAAATTGACATCGAAGATGATGTTAATGCCTTAGTTGCAGGTGAAGAATTGTCTGAAGACTTTAAAGCAAAAGCAAAGACAATCCTAGAGACTGCAGTTAAAGGTCAAGTTAAGCAAATCAAGGAAACTCTAGAAGCAGATTATGAAACAAAACTGCTTGAAGAGGTTCAGGAAATCAAAGGAGCACTTAATGAGCGTGTTGATTCCTACCTTGAGTATGTTTCCGAGGAATGGTTCACTGAGAACCAACTCGCAGTAGAGAACGGTCTGAAGGAAGAACTTTCTGAGTCCTTTATGACTGGTCTTAAGAGTCTTTTTGAAGAACATTATGTATCAATCCCTGAAGAAAAATATGATGTACTACAGAGTATGGTAGAAAAACTAGATGATATGGAGTCCAAACTCAATGAGCAAATTGAAAGGAATGTAACTCTGAATAAGAGACTTGCTGAGTCTTCTTCAGATGTAATTCTTGCCGACGTTTCTGAAGGTCTAGCGGCCACTCAGAAAGAGAAGCTCGCTTCACTTGCCGAAAGTGTAGAGTTTGAAAGTGAAACAGAATATCGTGAAAAGTTGGAGACATTGAAGGAATCTTATTTCCCTTCTAATAAGTCTGCACCAACAAATGCTAAAACAGAGACACTATCAGAGGGAGTCGCCCCTGCACCAGAAGAGTATTCTGCATCAATGGCGAAGTACCTAAATGCATTGTCCATGACTAGCAAATAACTGATTTTAATATTAATCAAACGTAAATTTCACACTTTATAGGTAAAAAAGCAATGTTTCAATCTGAAGCACTGCAGGAAAAGTGGGCACCACTTCTCGACCATGAAGGATCGGAAAAAATAAAAGATTCTCATCGTCGTGCGGTAACCGCAGTCCTGTTAGAAAACCAAGAAAAGTTCCTTAAGGAACAACAAGCTTTTGAAAACGGCAGCACAATGCTGACTGAGCAACCAACAATGAGTGTTGGTAATGGTGGTTACACCAGTTCAGGCGGTCAGACAGTTGCTGGTTTCGACCCCGTTCTAATCTCTTTGATTAGACGTGCAATGCCAAACTTGATCGCATATGATCTTGCTGGTGTTCAACCAATGAGTGGTCCTACTGGACTCATCTTCGCAATGCGTTCCAAGTACAAGACTATGGGTGGAACGGAAGCCTTCTACAACGAAGCAGACTCTGCATTCTCTGGTCAGGACGCAGGATTTAACCTTACACAAGGTTGGTCTGGTGCAGCAACTGGTATGGGTACAACTGCCCAGTCTGGTACTAACCCAGGAGTATTAAGTCCAACTGCTACTGCAACTAACACTGCCTACGATGTAGGTCAGGGTATGCGTACCGACAACGCTGAAAAGCTTGATGGTACTGGTGGAGATGCCTTCAACGAGATGGCATTCTCAATCGAGAAAGTAACAGTTACTGCTAAATCTCGTGCGTTAAAGGCTGAGTACTCACTAGAGCTCGCTCAAGACCTTAAGGCAATCCATGGCTTGAATGCTGAAGCTGAGTTAGCAAATATCCTCTCTACTGAGATACTTGCTGAAATCAACAGAGAAGTCATTCGTACCATTTATAAGACTGCTGAACAGGGTGCCGTTTCTAACGTTGCAAACGCTGGTCAGTTCGACTTAGACATCGACTCAAACGGAAGATGGTCTGTTGAGAAATTCAAGGGACTTCTATTCCAGATCGAAAGAGATGCCAACGCTATCGCACAAAGAACTCGTCGTGGAAAGGGTAACATCATCCTTTGTTCTGCTGACGTTGCTTCTGCACTAACAATGGCTGGTGTACTTGATTACACACCTGCTCTTAATGCTAACCTTAATGTTGATGACACAGGCAATACATTTGCTGGTGTACTTCAAGGTAAGTATAGAGTATACATCGATCCTTATGCTGCTAACGTATCTGCTAACCAGTACTACGTTATGGGTTACAAGGGTTCTTCACCTTATGATGCTGGACTGTTCTACTGCCCATACGTTCCACTACAGATGGTTCGTGCAGTTGGTCAGGACACATTCCAACCAAAAATTGGCTTCAAGACTCGTTACGGAATTGTTGAGAACCCATTCTCACAAGGAACTACACAGGGACTTGGAACACTTACACGTAACTCAAACCGTTACTACAGAAGAGTTAAGGTTGCTAACCTTATGTAAGCTAGTTGCTTATATCTTCAAAGAGCACTCCTTCGGGGGTGCTTTTTTTTGTCTAGTTGACAAATATATTAGTTTGATATATAATATGCATGTCTCACATGATCTATTCGTCTTAGATTAGAGACACTAAACCCTA